TGCAATCCATCTGCTGTAGGACTCACAGTACCCACACCAACCCTATTGTTAGCTGAGTCTACAAAAAGTGTGTTTGTGTCTACTGTTAGGTCACCTGACATTGTAAGGTTAGTTATACCTGTGTAAGCACCAGTTATCCTTGCATCAGGCACTGTGCCACTGTCTAGGTTATCTGCGTTTAAACTAGCTACACTAAATGTACCATAGCCAACTATGTCTACCTCATCTCCATCAGCTAGAGCTTCTGCAAAAGTTACTGTGTCTCCACTAGTTACTGTAACGTCTGCTGTAGACATACGCACACCATTGACATACACATCTACATAACCTGCATCATATGTTAATGTATTACCATTAGCATCTGCTCCAGTTACACTTGTTGGTGTACCTGATATGTCATAGTGGTATCTTTGCGATGTACCATTAATAGAGCTACCTGCGTTCTGCCATCCACTTGCACCATATACTTTTAATGTATCTGATGTAGTATCAAAGTATAAGTCACCTAAGTCTAGTGATGTGGTTGGTGCAGAAGCTGAGATACGATAGACTTCACCAAAGTTATTTACTGAAGCAAGATTGCTTGCCACTGTATTTACATTGGCTATAGAACCTGCAACAGAATTGACATTTGATATACTTCCTGCCACAAGGCCAATATCAGTTGCATCATTTGCAACAGTATTTATTGCAGTACTATCACCTGCCACTGTTGATACATCAGAACTAATTCCTGCGACAGTTGTTACATTAGCTGATATCCCTGCAACAGTTGTTACATTGGCACTAATTCCACCAACTGTATTTACGTTAGCAATGTTAGTTGCAACTGTGCCTATGTCAGTAGCATCACCTGCAACAGCAGTTACGTCACTGCTTATTCCTGCCACTGTAGTAACATTACTACTAATCCCTGCTACTGTTGTGACGTTAGCACTTACTCCTGCAACTGTAGTCACATTGGCACTAATACCTGCTACTGTATTGACGTTAGATATGTTTGTTCCAACTGCATCGACATTACTGATACTACCTGCGACAGTATCTATCTCTGATACTGCTTCATTCAAATCATCAGCTACAGTAACAACCTCAGATACAGCCTCATTAAGATCATTAGCTACTGTAATCACATCTGCAATATTTGTAGCTACTGTGTTAACACTAGCTATGTTTGTTGCTACTGTACCAATGTCTGTTGCATCCCCAGCTACGGCAGTCACATCTGAAGATATACCAGCTACTGTAGTTACGTTACTTGATATTCCTGCTACTGTCGTTACATTAGACGAAATACCAGATACTGTTGTTATATCACTGTCAATCCCAGCTAATGTATTAATGTTGGCTGACTGTGAAGCTACTGTTGTAACTGAACCTATTGATGGCCCAGGTTCAGCATCACCAGTTGTGGCATTAAAAGCCAATACTGTACCTATTCTACTGGCTTTATTTGGTAACTGAATAGTATTAGCATCATCAGAATCAGCCATAGTCAAAGCACGATCATTCTTTGTCTCTAACTGTTGCATAACTGCATAAATTTTATCTAAATCTGTATTCAAACTAGAGATATTAAAAGGGCCACTAGTAGCAAAGTCACTTGTTCTTGCTATTGTTATATCTCTTATTATTGTTACTGTTACACTTGTGTAGGCTGAACCAAGTGTAATATAACCACCAGAAAATCCATCATCAACAGTAGTGCCTGTAACTGCAAAAGTTCCTGCACCAGTACCTCTTGTTAATGTTGTGTCTGTTCCACTTGATGTTATTATTACGTTAATATCATCTAATGAAAAAAATGGAAAATCTATTGTAAACTGCGTAACATCAGGAGTGTTACCACCAGACCCTATGCTGTGTTGTATTCTTGCGTCATTGTCTGCGATAGATATAGTAGCCATAATATTAACCTTTACTTATTATGCACCTAGTTGTTAATTCAGATCACTTAGCAGCCATTATCTTATCCCATATAGGATCTAGATATGGAAGATTACCAGTTGGAGTAATAAATCTGGCACTCCTAAGAGTACTTTCGTCAGCTTCTCCTGATAATATGTCAGTAGCAACACCACTTGCAGTTGTAATATTGCTTGCAGTTGGGCCAAATATTGCACCAACCTTTGCACCAAATGGTAGATAACCTTGGCTTTTTCCCATAGCTGGTCTAAGTCCAAGCCTATAATCTGAAAGTTTTTCTATTGAGTTATTAACATCCGTAAACCAACCAAGAACACCACTTCTATCTACTGCATCAACTAACAATTCAGAATAAGTTTGTTCTTTATCAATGCCATATTGCTTTTTCTTAAATTCATTTACCAATGATGCCATAGCAACTAAAAGCATTGCACCTTGCCAAAAAGCAGCATCTTTTTCCTGCAAGCCTGATGTAAGCAGTCTAACTGTAGCTCCCTGACCATAACCTTTGAACTGTGTAATTAATGAACCCATCTCTGTAGATGTCCATAAAGCTCTGTCACCTGCTCCTGGGGTAATTATTGTTCTATCTACTGCCTGATTTAAAGCATTTCTAAACTTTCTTACCATGTCTTTGTCACCCCAAAGAGCAGTATTAGGTAACCATTCACCATCAACCTTTTGTCCATGCTGACGTATTAGTTGTTGCATACGAAATGCATCATTACCATCGATGCCATTTGCTAACAATTTACGTCTATCTGCATTGCTAAGTGTTTGATAATTCTTCATAATTGCACTTGTCATTCTTAAACTAATGACATTGCTTGTGCACTCTTTAATAGCTTGGTTCCAATAGTTCAAACCATTCATTAAAAAGAATAAACCAGTAGATTGATTTAATGCTCTTTCCATAGCATATCGACTACCAAATAAGTCACCTATGTCTGAGAATGAGTTTGCACGAAGACCTAAAGCAGCATCAACAGCTATCCCAGCTTGCCTTGCTTCTCTCTTTGTCATTTGTTTTATAACTGACCTTTGGCTTTTAAACATATGTCTATAACCATGCTCATAAACATTCTTTAAGCCTTCAGTCATTATAGGTCTTATGACATCAGGTATCGATGATACAGCGGCACCACCCATACCAACAAGCACATTGAATGATTTCATCTGTCTTACAAATCTACTTGTCATGTTATGAGGGTCTTTAGATGCTCCAAATGTTCCTCTAAGCCTATCTCTTAGACCCCTTATATCTCTTAGATCGTCAGCTAGACCTTGTTTAAGTTTTTGCTTCTCAGCAATAGTGGGGGCTTGTTTTACTAAGGCATCATATTCTTGTGTTATCTGCTTAATAATATTAGACATAGAAACATCGCCATATGCTCTAGTCAGTTCAATATCAATGCCCATTGTTTTTGTGTGGTGACGTGCAAGTACCTCAATGTCATTTTCTAAAAACTCTTCTATAAGTTTATCAGGTATCTCAAATGATCTTGCTTTTACACCACTAGCATTTGTTATCCAGTCTATTGAATCTGCACCTTCGTCTAAATTATAAAAAGGCCTACTGTTAGTGTAGTTTAGTATAATTTCATCTGCATACTCATCAGCTTGTTGCCTTGTAATTTGAAAACGGCTAAGTGCCCAGTCACTAACTATGGTCTTAAATCTTTCAGCATTTTTTTCTATTTTATCTATCCTGGGTACTCTTGGCACATATCCTTTAGCAGTATTTAGCAACACACCTTGTTGCCTTAACTGCACTAATCTTGCTTTGGCTTGTGCTAATTGTTCAGCAGTAGCACGGCCTTCTGATACAGCTATCTCTAAGCCTTTGATTTTCTTACCTAATTCTATCTCAAATAGCTTTACCTCTTCTGCATTTTCTTTTATTTTATTAAAATGTTTTCTATATGCCTGAGCAGCCTGATTGACAAAAGGTGTGGCTGAGTCAACAACCTCATCAACATCACCATTTCTCATGGCTTTGGCAACCCTTTCACGAAAGCCAAATTCAGATAATGTTTGATTACGTTGTATGAAGTCTTTGCCTTTCATCGTCAGTAATTGCATAGATCTGCCAATGTCACCAGACTTAGCCACAACACCTCTAAAAGCTAGATAAGCAGTATCCATTGCTCTCATTGAATCTAATAATGAGCTAAGATAAGTCGTTCTAAATGTAGTTTCTACAGATTGATCCATGGACTCACCAGTTACCTTACCTCCCTGGACTTTCTTTTGTATGACACCACCCATGTCAACAAGCCCTGCAACAATTTTTCTTGATGTAAGGTTTGCACTTTGTGTCAATCTTGTAACTGGATTCCACTTTAGTTTTTCAAGCTTGATACCAGTTTCTTCTAAAGCTTCATTATCCATAGATATTCTTAGATTCTGTGGGCTACTTTCATCAGCTGAGGCACCTACACTTCTGAATATTCCTTCTTCCCCTTCTTGTGCAAAGTCATCTGCTGGCCTCATTCCACCTGCTATTCTTCTTCCAAAAAGACCACCGATTGTACCACCTATTATTCCTGCACCCACTAAAGGGACTAATGTCTGACCAAGCTCAGTTCTGCCTTCAGATTGTGATGCAATAAGAAATTCCTCTGGTGCATATAAAACTGTTGTAAAAGCTGCACTACCTACAAACCTTTTAAGAA